CCTAAAACAATTTGGTCGTTTCCTGGATGTTGTAAATCTCTTTCTTTTTTACTAACCGATAGGAACACATCAAGGTTGTGTGGTTTAGACACACATCTGACCATATCGCCAACTTGAAATTGCTGAATATCAAGATTGATTTTGCTTAAATCCATAGCGGTTAATTCTACAGATATTCCCTGTTTGATCTTACCGGCTAAATATAACTTTGCGGCATAGAGTAATGCTGATGGTGTGTCGATATCCGGCCACTCATGAGAATCTGTGATCCAACCGTATTCTGCTACAGCAACTTCATCGTAAATATAATCACAATCGTTGTTTACCGTTGCAATGGTTAATTTGTTCCCGTCAATCTCCTTGCCATATGGAACCAACGCGGTCACGATACTGCTAGCGTCTGTAATCTTTGAATAGTCGATCATGTTCAACCCAAATTTAACAGGTTGTGAATTTACAGATCCGTAATTCTCAAGATAATTAAGAAACTTGATATTCCCGATTCTTTCGATTACCAATACACCACCCAGAGTGTCAAGCAGGGTCGTCTTAATTAACTCGAGGGTGTTTACATATTCGTTTTCACGGAATAGACCATCTATTAATTTACCGTTTGTACCGTCGACTTTGGATACTATAGCGATGGATATCGCTTCAGCTCTTAAGTCTTGTCCAGTAGTTCCAGCGGTTTCACCATCTTGTTTCCAATCCTGCCAGCCAGTGTCTTGAACGTGTACTCGATATTTTACTGAGAATAACCCAGCATCTGCACCTGTAAGTTTGATTTCGATCGCCTGTAGAGCGACTCCTTGCCCAACCGTACCAGCAGTAGCACCATTAGTAACCCATGGTAACCAACCAGTATTCGCCACGTGAGCTCTGTATGTAAGTCCGATATCCAAGTTACCGATATGCTCAAGATTAAGTTCAAGAGCTTCCATACGCAAAGACGAACCGGTCGTACCGCTTACTGTTCCATTTCGAACCCAAGTGAGCCATGATAGATTTTCGATATGTGCTCGATACGATGTCGAAATATTAACCCCTGTACCATCGCCGAGAACCGTGCATATACCCATGTGTAGTCTTTTGTCCGCGGTGACTTGCATGTTGTGATTATCTAAAACCATGGTTAACCATTGTTCTGGCGTGACGTTTACATATTTTGCAGGTCTTTGAGTGCTGTCAAGTAAATACCCAAGTTCACCTTCACAAGTAACATCTTTGGTTTTATTCAAACCCTCATCGTCAAAGGTTATACGCCCTTCAAATATCAGATCTTTTCGAGTGTTTGAATACACCTCGTACACATAAATAACAGTATGCATCTTTCGTAAGTAATTAAAATATTTATGTGTCGGATCGATATTAAAGGTAAACCCACTTGATTTGTTTATGCCTGAGACGAGTTTTGGTTGTGTTATTTTATGCTCGGTACGAATGTCGTGTAGTAATACATCTGACCGTGGAAAGTCTGAAGCCCATATCTGAATGATGGGAGCCTTGTTTTTTACCTCGTTTGTAATGTTTACATTAAGGTCTACGTTTTTGATAAGAACGATAGATATCGCTTCTAGTCGTAATTCTTGACCTGTAGTACCTAGAGTCGCACCGTTTGTTTTCCAAGACATCCAACCAGAGTTTTCTAGATGTCCTCGATACTGTACTTTGTATTTTGAAGCGTCTGCTCCTGTTAGGGATATCTCGACTGCTTCGATTCTTAACCCTTGTCCAACGGTTCCTGCTGTTTTACCATTAGTGACCCATGGTTGCCATCCTACGTTCTGAACATGAGTCCTATATTGTACCCCAATATCTAAACCATCCAACGATGATAAGTTAATCTCAAGAGCTTCCATACGAAGACCAAGACCTGTGGTTCCAGACTTCTGACCGTTCTTAACCCAAGCCGCCCATGCTAAATTTTGAATGTGTGATCTGTAATTAATTGCTATTAGAGGAGCATCTCCAGGAGTTCGAATAAGACTGTCTGATTTAAGTGTAATGATTATCTGGATTGCTTCAGCTTGTAAGGCGTGCCCGGTTGTCCCGGCAACGTCTCCATCTCTACACCATTCTTGCCATGCTTCATTTTGAACATGTACACGATACCAGATAGAATATTTGCTCGCATCTGTTCCAGTGAGACGGATTTTAATAGCTTCCATACGTCGACCCTGATCGGTTGTACCGGCTGTAGCACCATTCGCTACTTCTGGCAGCCATCCAAGATCTGCAACGTGTACAGAATATGCAACTCCGAGATTTTGTGTTCCGAAGTTTATCAAAGCAATTCGTATGGCTTCAAGTTGTAAACCCTGACCACAACGACCACTCAAACGACCATCTGTAACTTCTTTACCCCATCCATAATTTTCAACATGTGTAGAATAACTTGCACATAATATCTTTTCTGGTGGGATCGCCATGTCTGGAGATGTGATTGGAACAATTATTTGTGTTGGATCGTCTGTAGGCTTGTTTGGAACGACAACCACGACTTCTTCTTTAATTTTCTCAAGAACAATCTGAATTGCTTCCGCTCTTAACCAAACACCAGTGGTTCCGGCTGTTTCGCCATTTGTCTTCCAGTTTTGCCAACCAATATCCTGAACATGTACTCGATATTTGATCTTATATCTATACGCGTCGAGACCCTTCAGTCGAATTCGTAGGGCTTCGAGTCTTAAACTTTCACCGGTTGTACCGATAACCTCACCATCGGTCTTGAGTGGTAACCATCCTTGATTTTGAACATGTGCTTGAGCTTCTATAGAAATGTCAAGTCCGGCTTTGTCTAATAATTGTAACACGAGTGCTTCCATACGGAGGAACTTACCCTCAGTACCAGAAGTGGCTCCGTCCTGAACAAATACGTTCCATCCTTCGTTTTCGATATGAGTTTTATAACGTATGTTCATTACAAAGACCCTCCTCGATAATCAACTGAAACTGTGCCGGAGCCTATAAAAGTTAAAACATGGTTTCCTTCACCAATAAAGATGTCGGGAACTACTGTTTCTCCGGAGGCTAATTGGTAGATATTACCAAGATATGAAACATTCATCGCGTTGGAACAAATAAACTTTGGACATACTTTCTTACGACGCCCTACAATTGTTAAACTGCAAGGCGCTGTAAGGTTGTAGTAGTTACGAATTATACCATCATTAAACGAGAAGGTATCCCATAACCACGGTTCCAGACTTGATTGTGTTTCGTATTTATACGGGTCTACAATCGCCGAAATGGTAATTACAGACCCGTAGAATTTAGATTCGGTCTCGGTTACAGATATACGTCCTTCCCAATAGTAACCTGAATCTTTGTTAAATATAATCTTTAACTTACGACCCTGATACATATTAGCCAGCTCTGAGAACTGTGCGTAATATGTGTTTTTACCATGAGTCGATTCGAGTTTGATTGTTATTGTTCGTTGTTTGTATTCTACATCGCCACTAAGACTTTCGGTCAAGTCAATAATGGACGATGTTCCTGGAATCTCGATTTGAACAATATCGGCTTCAGGTGCTGAAATATGTTTACTATTAAAACCATAACCAAGATCAGCCGTTAGCCATTTGTCTCCGATTTTTACATCTGCTATCAAGCTTGCCCCCTTGCTGCTAGACCTGTTCTGACTCCTAGAATATTGTTGATGTGTGGAGCAGTTGCCTTAGCGACTTGTTTTCCGTCCATGTATAATGGAACTTCTATTGTTAGACTTGAGTTGTCCGAACCGTTTATTGATGCCACTACTTTGTTTACCGTAGCGGACACAACGTCGTCCAGAACATCCAAGACTGATGGTTGTGTTACTTTTGTTACCCTTGCGGATGTTGCGATATTCATACTGTTATTTCCCCACAAGCTATTTGCTTCTTTTACTCCATTTTGAATTTCTGACAGATCCATTACTGGTCGAATTGTCGGTTGTGCGTCGATACCGTCTAAGATAGACGTTCCTATCTTAGAGATGGTTTTGGACATGACATTTAGTGACCCTTTAGCTACTTTTGCGGCTGCATTGGCAACCATACCAGCACTGTTGCGGAACCCGATAGCCATACCTTCGTCACAATCTTCGCCTAACCACATGAATCGTTTGGATGGCGAGTTGCTTAGGACTGCGTTTTTGGCAGCGTTATATGCCGATGTTGCAGCATTTGCCGCGGCGGTGATTACGCCATCAACGGCATTTGCAATACCATCAATCATTCCTTGAATCATATCAGCCCCAACTTGAAAGAATTGATCCACCCCTGCTTTAGCCGCGTTATATGCCGATGATATAACATTACCAATAGCTCCAATAACGTTACCAATAGCTCCCGTGATACCCGAGATAAAACCACTATTCATAATTTCACTACCAGCGTCTAAGAAGCCACCAATAGAGTTCATTAGAACTGCTTTACCAGCTTCGACAACTGCGTCGAATAGATTATTCACAGCGTCGATCATTGGTTGGGTATTGTTTCTTATAGCGTCCGCTAGACCGTTGATAAACGTTATAATGGCTTGGAAACCAGCGTCTACAAGTTGAGGTACGGCGGTCGCTATACCGGTTATAAACGCAACTATAATATCAACACCTGCTTGGATCAAGAGTGGTATATTTGTTGCGACCACTTCTAGTATTCCGAGAATTAGAGTCAAGAATGCCTGAGCTATAATTGGTACATAGGTTGCTAATGCCTGACAAATTGCTGTGATGAACTGGAAGAACACTTGTACTCCCTGTGGTATGATTGTCGCCAGACTTGTAAGGAGTGAGGATATAACTGCCGTGATTGCGGCGGCTATCACTGGTGCTCCTGTTACTATAACTTGTGCAAATGCTACTAAACCTTCTGCTAACGCGGTCGCAACGGTCGGTATTAATGTTACAATACCGGTGATGATTGTGGTCAATGCGTCAACTACTGCTTTTGACCCACTTGCTGTCATTCCTGCAAGCATTCCGAAGCCAACGGCCAACGCTTGTATACCAAGACCGGCTAAGAATAATCCGGCACCAAGAGCTGCTACACCAATGCCTAAAACCAATATGGCGGCTCCGAGTAACAACATTGATGGAATTACTGGAGTTAATAATGCAGCGGCTACGCCAAACACTAAGAAAGCCCCTGCTAACGCTAATAACGCTATTCCGACACCTTCTAAACTCATTCCAGAAAGTAGTATTAACGGTGGGACTAATAATGCAATTGCAATTGCCGCAACAATTAATGCAGCAGACCCCGCTAACGTTCCGGTCATCACATACAAACCAGCTGCTAGTATAGCTAAAGATCCACCAAGAGCTAACAAACCAGTTCCGACTTGTTCTAGACTTAAACCGCCAAGGGACGATACGGCACTTGCCAATACTTTAATTCCTACCGAGGCTATTAATAAACCAGCACCAATCAAAAGCATATCTGGAGGCATTGCTCTTAAACCAAGAGCTAATATACCCAAAGCTCCACCTAATCCAATAAGACCTATTAATAGTTTATCGATACCAATAGATCCCATATCGCTAATAGCACTTGCTATAATTTTAATCCCAACTGATAACAATAGCAATCCTGCTCCAGCAGCCAACATGTTTCCGGTGAATTTTGTATTGTTACAGAATATACCAATCTCGGCTAATATAATACCAAGACCAACCAAACCGATAATTAATTGATCCCATGACAATCCAGATAAATCGTTAAGAGCGCTTGCCATTATTTTTATTGCTACTGCAAAAAGTATTAATGTTCCGGCACCTTTTATTATAGTGCCTTCATTCTTTGACAGAATTTTCATAGACGCTACTAAAGCAACCATTAATACAACAATGCTAACAAGACCTCTTGCTATTTGCCCCCAGTCTAGATCGCCAAGCATTTTCATAGCTCCTGCTAAAATTAATATAGAGACAGATAACACAATTAACATTGCCGCGCTTTTCATCATACCCTTTGATAATGGGTCTATCTTGGCAAATAAGAACAACGCGCCTAGTAACTGCGCAAACATTATAGTTAGTCCACCCAGAGATCGAGCTAAAGACTCACCATCAATTCCCGATAATACAAGTAAAGAAGCGGCTAATATACCAACAGCAATAGCGATAGTTAAAAGAATTTTCGCGTTTATCTGATTTTGATAACCTTTAAGGCTTTCTTTTACTTGATCTAAAACACCAACAACAGATCCTGCAATTTCTTTAAAAGATTCAAACGGACCTGATAAACTCTTTACAAATTTAATAATACCAGCGACAATCGCTCCGAAACCCGCGGCACCTAAAGCCCCAACTACGGCGTCAAAGTTAATGTTACTTAATCCTTGAATCATTGTAGTTATGAGAGTTGTCAAACCTCCAGCAAGAAATGAACCAACTTTTGAAAGCATTCCTCCAATTATAGATAAACCCTTGACTAAATTTGAACTATTGATATTTTCACTTGCCGATTTAAACGCGTCTGATATCTTTTGTTTCATCTCATCGGCACTGTCGCCAACTTTTTTAAAGCCTTCAAACGACTTATCGAGACCGACTAACCAATCTCCGATCGCTGCGGCTACATCTAGAACAAATTGAGCAAGATCGCTTAAAATTGATCCGGCTGGTTTAACAACTCCTAAAAGACTAGAGAAAACCTTAACCACAATATCAACAACTGCAAATAACCCAGCGAAAACACTTTTAAGTTTTGCAGCATTTTCATCACTTAAACGCATGTTATATGCAAGTTCTTTTAGCCCGATTGAGAACTGCATGAGATTTTCATAGGTTATTGGCGGGAAGATCTCTCTAAAGGCATCGCCAACCGCTTTAACTATGATCATCAAATCGTCGAACATGATCCGTAAACCGTCGATTAGAATGTCTCGACCGCCAAATACTTTCCACATCTCCAGAAGATTGTTTCTAGCATCTGAAGCGTTATTTATCATACCACCAATAACATCTGAAATGTTTGTAAGTAATTCTTTTGCTTCCTCAAAGTCGCCAATCATGATTTCCCAAGATTTACCCCAACCTGACTGAGCTGCTTCTTTTAACGTGTCCCACAATTGTGTGAACGTCTTTACTTTGGTTGCGGCATCTTCCATAGACACTGCCTGAGCGACAAAAGCATCTGCTTGTTCTTGAGTCCATTGACCCGCTTCCATCATCCCTCTAGAGTAATTCTTAGCGCCATCGACTGTGAAGTTGTTAAGCGTCTCATTAAGAATATCAGCACTTAACCAACCTTCTTGCAGCGAATCTCTGAAAGAACCATTCTTAGCAATGATCTCATCAACAGCAACTCCGTGTCTTTTTGCCGTTTCTTTTAAGGCATTTTGAAATAATTCGCCACCCATACCAGCATTAACTACAGAGTTCCAGTCCATGAGTTTTACAGTTCCGGTAGAAAGAGCTTGGGATAGCTGATACATCGCAGTTGATGCTTGCATTGAGCTAGATCCAGAGGCCGCTGCCAAATTCGCAATACCTTTAATGGCTGCTGCCGCAGGTTCCAAAGCAACGCCAGCTGCTGTAAATGTACCAATATTACGAGTCATCTCTGCAAAGTTATAAATGGTCTTATCCGCATAAACGTTTAAGTCATCTATTACTTTCGTGACCTCGTTCATGGTGGTACCCTTACTTGCGGTGTTTGACATGATAGTTTGAATCGAATTCATCTTGGTTTCATACTCACTAAAACCCTGCATGATTGGGTCAACCGTTAAAGCTTTGACCATCCTGGTTCCAGTGTTAACTGCGGCATTCGTAATGTTAGCAAGCGTCGTAACTGCCATAACTTGCAATGCCGAGAACCGCATACTTACTTCTTCGACACCTCGAGCAAGACCAGACATATTTACACCATTGGCCGCAGAACTTAGATTCTCAAAACCTTTAGATGCTCCTTTAAAATTAAGACTCTGTTTTAATTTATCAATGAAAGACATACTTCCCTTAATTCCATTGTTAAATTGACCGTTGTCAAACCGCATCTCTACAACTTTTTGATCTATTGTATTACTCATGCACTTGTAACCTCCTTCCATACCGCATCTGCGATGTTGTCAAACACTGGTCTGATCGCAGG